GCTACCAAATGTATCACCATCGAATACAAATAAATCATAATCATTTATAACAGATATTAATACGCTTTTATCAATTCGTAAATCATACGAAATAGTATCGTAATCCATTGGTAATACGTTCGTATTATTATATAGTTCCTCTATAATTGCCCAAAATATTCCATAACCTAACAAACCATGTTTTGATAAAAGTTTTTTTATCTTAACATCATTCCTACTATTATAGTCATGAGAAAAATAAAATGTTTCTTTATTCATGATGCAGTTGTACTAAATGTATAATAAAATATATGGCAATTATTTTTAAATTCATATGATATTAAATCAAATATGACAATTCCCTCTTTAGAATAATCAGCAAGTAAACATTTTGTTTTATCATTAAAATGAATATTATCTGATTCAGTAATTCTGTTAACTTGATTTTCAATTTGACATAAAATGTCAAAAGGTTTATCAAATTCATGCTTAAAAAAATCTTTTAAGTTTGTAATAATTAATTTTGTTTTCATATTTTTTTTAAATTAAAAAACCCCTAAATGTTCGATTGACTTACGAGGTCAGTACAGCATCTACTCTGTACATCGAACACTTAGAGGCTAAATGTTTTTAATGTAGATGTTATGTGAAATCGGTTCGTTACTCCGATAGTGCAAATATACAAATTAATTTTTAAATTCTTTAATTTTTTTCTTATAATGTATAATTAATCCTTTAATTTCATCTAATGTTAGTTTTAAAGCATCCCCTCTTTTATTCATTAAACGTGTGTAGTGGTATTCGCCTATTCTTAAAGGCAGTCGAACTCCGTATTCAATATGGTTACCATGCTGGTGTTGATTGCAGTAAACACACTGCCCATGTACATTGCTTTCATCAAATCGTAAGTTCGGATAACTGCCAACTGAAAAATAATGACCAGCATCAAATTTAGCACCTAATGGTCTATCACATGAAATACATGGCTGTTTTGAGTCCCTTATTCTAATATACTTGTTAAACACCACCTGTAATATTCCAAGCCATTCAGTTCGTGTTCTTAGATTTTCAACAAGTATCTTTTTTTTCTCAATCCATGTTTTTTTTTCAGCACCTATTAAAGCACATTTAGGACTGCAAACTCTTTGAGTTGATTTATAAGGAGTGAAGCTTTCACCGCACTCCTTACATTTTTTAGGTTTAATTAAATGCATTAATATCTTAAATTAACTTTTTCACGTCTACGATAGTTATAAATTTCTTCTATTAAAGTAACATACGAACTAATACCTGTGCAATCTACTAATGCTGTTGGTTGTGTTTTTATTTTTTGTAAAAATTCTGTAAATTCAAAATTTTTATTTTTAAATAGTTGAAGCATTGCGAAAATAAAACTTCTTCTTTTATAACCTTCATAATAATTAGCCAGCATAAATATTTTATTTATAGTATCACAACCTTTTGCGTAATTAGTTATTTTAAACTCTCCTTTATAAAAGTTTTCAACATGTTTTTTTGTAATATTATCACTTAATATACTCATGCATTCAAAATGTCCTATTTTATACTCATCTTTAAATTCTTTATATTGTATGTAATCATTATAACCTAAATTACAATATCCCTCTAAATAATCATCTGCATTCCATGTTTTAGAGTTTT